AGAGGATGTGCCCCCAATGCCCCTGAAAGACACCAACTGCCGCAACGCCAAGCCCCAGGACAAGCCGTACCGCCTGTATGACGAACAAGGTTTGTACCTGGAAGTGCAGCTCAACGGAGGCCGTTACTGGCGCTTGAAATACCGCTTTCTGGGCAAGGAAAAACGCTTGGCTCTTGGCGTTTACCCAGAGGTCAGCCTGCAGGAGGCGCGGCGAAAACGTGATGATGCTCGTGTCCAGCTCGCCAGCGGCCAAGACCCTTCACTGCAAAGACGCATGGCCAAGGTGGTCAGCCAGTTCGATCACCAACACACCTTTGAATCGGTCGCAAAGCAATGGCTCACTATTCGCGAGTCAACCTGGGATCCGGAGTACACCCGCACGGTGCGGCAGCGCCTTGAGCTCAATGCCTTCCCCTGGCTGGGAAAACTACCGGTCAGCAGCATTAGTACGCCCATGCTGGTCGAAAACCTGCAGCGCATCATCAAGCGCGGTGCTCGCGAGACGGCACGTCGTGTAGCTCAAATCTACAAACAGATTTTCGAGTTCGCCGAAGCTGCCGGTATCACCCCGCCCAACCAGATAGGGAATCTCTCACGGACGCTCCCAGCCAAGCGGGTGAAACACTTTGCTGCCGTGACCGATCCTGAAAAACTCGGTGCACTGCTCAAAGCGCTGGATAGCTACACCGGAACACTGCCTGTTTGTTGTGCACTCAAACTGGCCCCGTTGCTGTTCTGCCGGCCCGGTGACCTGCGCCACATGGAGTGGTCGGAGGTTAATCTGGACGCTGGCGAGTGGTTGATTCCTGGCCACAAAATGAAGGGCCTTACTGCCACCAAACAGGATCGCCCAGATCATTTGGTTCCCCTCAGCCAACAAGCAGTCGCTGTTCTGCGCGAACTGAAACCACTCACTGGCAGACATCGATATGCCTTCCCATCAGCCCGAGGAGGCGACCGACCGATGTCCAACAATGCCGTCCTCAGCGCGTTACGACGTATGGACATCAGCGGCGACGAAATGACTGGGCACGGCTTTCGTGCGACAGCGAGAACCATAGGTGCGGAGGTGCTGGGATTTCGCCCAGATCTCTTGGAGCATCAGCTTGCTCACACGGTAAAAAATCCGCTGGGACGTGCGTACGATCGAACCACCTTCTTGCCGGAGCGCCGCGAAATGATGCAGCGCTGGTCAGATTACCTGGATGCGATCAAGGCCTGAGCTCACTACTTGGGCTTGCAATGCCGATCCCCGCTTGGTAAAAATCAGGCATCCCTCTAACGTTCATAGGACGCCATGGGATCGTCACGCTGCCCCGGTTACGGCGTTAAGAATCCGAAGTCCATCTGCTGTTAGCAGATGGACTTTCTGGCTGCCTCATTGGGGTATCGCCAGCATCTCGCAGGGCCTTGTTGCGATTGCTCGCCTGCAACAAGGCTGCTAAGAAACGTACGGACTCCTATTCCGTACCAGCAGGGTCTTTCCTCTCCCCCACGCCAAAGACACAGCTTCAGCTGTCATGCGCACAGCTGTCGCCGGCAATAAATCTCGGAGGCCCGTAATACGAGGCCCGACAAACGCCCCTGCTTTGCAGTAGGAAAATCCGAGCGCCACTCCCAACACATACGCGTATTGCAGTACTTGAGGACCGCTGCAACGCCACCGCCTGAGCACCAGTTAAATGTCAGCACAAACTATTGCACCCAGCCCAGAGGAACCGCGCTTCCTACGCCTGCCCGAGGTAGAGTTCGTTGTCGGGAAAAAGCGATCCACGATCTATCGCGACATAGCAGCAGGAAAATTCCCTGCACCATATGATTTGGGCAGCAGCAGATCAGTTGGCTGGCTCAGCACCGAGATATCCGACTGGATTCTGAGCCGCCCGCGTGCGCAGCTCCGAGCCTCTATTTCGACGGAGTGCGAGCAATGAGCAACGAAATAACGCGCGCCATCTGGAAACTCCACGGGATTCCTGCAACTACCAAATTCGTATTCATCTCACTGGGCGACCAGGCAGATAAAAACGGGCGCTGCTGGCCATCTGTACGTCACACAGCTACACGTACAGGCCTCTCTGAGCGAACCGTTCAGAACGCGATTGCCTGGTTGGTAGATGCGGGGCTAGTCACCAGAAAACTCCGACATGGCCGCTCCTCAATGCTGAGCGTGCACCCTGCAGGATTTTCACCACGCTGCACTAACGACTACGCAGCTGAGGACAAACCAGCTGCCAATCCTCTCACCCGCCCCACGCAGGCTGTGCACCCGCGCCCTGCAGCAGCTTCACTCATAACCACCATAGAACCATCAGGTAACCCCCAAACAGCTACAGCGCTCTCCGTCACGGCAATACAGGAGAACACCAATACGACAGTAGCCAGACCCGGACCTAGATCCACAAACAGCAAAACCTATCTCACCTGGCGTCAGTACGCTGAGGCCTATATCGGGCGCTATGGGGTGTGGCCTGTCTGGAATGGCAAAGCGGCTGGGCAGATTAGTCACCTGATCGACCGACTTGGCCCAGATGAGGCCCCGCCAGTCGCTGCGTTCTACATCGCGATCAATGACGCACGGATTCTGAACAACTGCCACAGCCTGAGCGACCTGCTGGCACGAGCAGAATCCTACCGAACCCAGTGGGCAACTGGACAGCAGATAAATTCGACTACAGCTAGGCAAATGGAGGCAACCCAGGCGAACCTCAATTCAGCTGAGATTGCCGGCCGTATATTCCAAGAGGGAGATCAAAATGCTTTCCTCTGAACAGCAAGCAGCGCTGGCATCCGCCATCTGCGCAACCGCTGAGGCGCTTGGTCAGACGATCAGCCCGACTACCGCGAGAATTTTCGCTCAGGATCTCGTCAAATATCCTGCCGAGGAAATTCGCAGTGCTCTGCTCGCGTGCCGCCGCACATTGACGGGTAGGCTGACTCTTGCGGCAATACAACAACAGCTCTACGAACTGGACGGTAGGCCTGAGCCGAACGAGGCCTGGGCAATAGCTGTGACCGCGGCGGATGAAGACAACAGCGTTGTCCTCACAGAGGAAATTCTGCTCGCACTGGGTGCAGCCCGCCCAGTGCTAAACGCAGGGGATGCGGTAGGTGCGAGAATGGCGTTCCTGAACGCCTACCAACGCCTAGTAGCTGACAGCCGCAGTCAGGTAGCTCCTGTCAAATGGCTACTTAGCCAAGGACACGTCGCAGATCGTCGAAAGGCTGCCATCTCAGTTGCTGTGCATCTAGGACGTATAAAACCGACCATAGCCAGCCGTTTGGCTCTGCAGCTAGCGCATACTCCTGAATCGCTCGGTCAATTAATATGCCCTTCCACCACGGCGGAGTCATCACCGCCCAACCACGAGGTCAGTAAACGCCTGGAATCTCTTCTCAAAATACTGAAGCGGCCAAAATCACTATCGGCTGCTCAGTAGTAGCCTCCTGACGAACGGAAGGACAAGGCTCGTGAAGAGCACTTGTCCCTCCAGCGCCTCGAACAAGCACCTAACTGAAGCCATTTGGCACAACGCAAGCTAAAATCGCAGCCTTCGCGCATCAGCGATCTGGACAGTGGTAAACCATGAATGCAGTAGAAATTGAGTCCGCCATTTCGGACCTGGCCCTAGAGCCCTTTGACGCGGCGGAGTTTCCGTTCACATTCCTGGCCGCATTCGGCAACAAGGAAACCGCGCTCAAGCGCCTACGCATCGGAAATAACAACGCCTCGGACGTACCTGGTGGCGTGCTACTGCGCAGCAATATTCATATCGCCACATGCGAGCCTGGCAGCGTGGGCGAAACGCTCAAGGCCTTGCGCGCCAGCCCGGCCACCACAAAAGCCAAAGCCAAGTTCATCCTTGCCACCGACGGGCTAACGCTGGAGGCCGAAGAGCTGATCACGGGTGAAACCATCACCTGTGACTACCCGGACTTTCCCAACCACTTCGGTTTCCTGCTGCCGCTGGCCGGCATCTCCACCATCAAGGAGATAAAGGACAACCCCATCGACGTGCGCGCCACCAGCCGCCTGAACAAACTGTACGTCGAGCTGCTGAATGAGAACCCGGACTGGGCCAAAGCCGAGCGCCGCGCTGACATGAACCACTTTATGGCGCGCCTGGTGTTCTGCTTCTTTGCCGAAGACACTGACATCTTCAGAGGCGACAGCCTGTTCACACGCACCATGGAGCGTTACAGCGAGCGCGACGGATCCAATACCCATCAGGTGCTGTCGGAAATTTTCCGCGCAATGAACATCAAGGACGCCGAGCGCGCCATCACACAGTCTCGGCTTCCTGGTTGGGCCAACAGCTTTCCCTATGTGAATGGTGGCCTGTTCTCGGGCAGCACCGAGGTGCCACGCTTCACGCGAATGGCTCGCACGTATTTGCTACACGCCGGCAACCTGAACTGGAAAAAAATCAACCCAGATATTTTCGGCAGCATGATCCAAGCGGTTGCCGATGATGAGGAGCGTGGCGCACTGGGCATGCACTACACCAGCGTGCCCAACATCCTCAAGGTGCTGAATCCGCTGTTTCTGGATGACCTGCGCGCACAACTGGTGGCTGCTGGTGACAATAAGGCCAAACTGCTTAACCTGCGCAAACGTATAGCCCGCATCCGAGTGTTCGACCCTGCATGTGGCTCCGGCAACTTCTTGGTGATTGCTTATAAACAGATGCGCGAGATCGAGGCTGAGATCAATCGTCGCCGGAGCGAGGCTCACAATAAGTCGGAAATACCGCTGACCAATTTCCGTGGTATTGAGCTACGCGACTTTCCGGCAGAAATTGCCCGCCTGGCGCTGATCATCGCTGAGTTTCAATGCGACGTGCTGTATCGCGGTCAACAGGATGCTCTGGCTGAGTTTCTGCCGCTGAATGCGCAGAATTGGATTATCTGCCACAACGCTTTGCAACTGGATTGGCTGAGTGTGTGCCCGCCTACAGGTACGGGCGTAAAACTGGTCAGCGATGACTTGTTCAATACACCATTAGATCAGACGGAAATCGACTTTGCTAACGAAGGAGGAGAAACCTATATCTGTGGCAACCCGCCCTATCTTGGCTCCACTTGGCAGACTGATGAGCAGAAAGCGGACCTAGAGGCCATCTTTGCCTCACGAGCCAAGAACTGGAAGTCACTAGACTATGTGGCAGGCTGGTTTATGAAGGCTGCCGACTATGGAAGTAAGACCAAAGCAAAGGCTGCATTTGTATCCACAAATTCAATTTGCCAAGGGCAGCAAGTACCAATTCTCTGGCCGCAGATATTTGCTACAGGTCACGAAATCTCCTTTGCGTATACGTCCTTCAAGTGGACCAATCTCGCCAGCTACAATGCGGGCGTCACAGTTGTGATAGTGGGCCTGTCGTCGCAATTCAAAGTGCCAGCTCATCTTTATTCTATCGCCAATAGCGGCAAGGGCGACGTAGTGGATGTGAAGGAGGTTGAAAGCATCAACGCTTACTTGGTGCCGGGAACCAATGTACTGATTGAAAAATCATCTCGTCCACTAAGCGGACAGTCGGAAATGAGCTTTGGAAACAAGCCCGTCGACGGTGGTCATCTTCTCCTTTCCAGAGATGAAGTCGATGCACTTGGCCTAACGTTCGGCGATTTTCAAGGTAGTTGTCGCGTGAGCGTGTCACGCTGCCTTTGATGTTTGCTGCAGTACCGCTTCCCGCTCCGGGTTCAGG